TGTAACGGTTAATGGGGGAGGCACAAGCACAACTGTTGATAGTAATACAATGGCATATTTAATTGGATTAGTAGATAAAACTGCTACATTTGTTTCTGCTACAACTGTTGCTGTTACCGGAACACCTAAAATCAATCCTAGCACATTAGCATTTGCATCTGTCAATGAATTTGATGTGTATGTAAACGGACAATACATAGACAAAGCAGCATATACATGGACGCCAGATGAAAACACAACACAAACTATAGTATTCGATACTAGCACATTAGGCTATGATATTTTGAATACTGACACTGTTATTGTTAATGGGAGATGGGCATAATGGCAAGACAAATAAGACCTGGACAACTTCAAGAAAATGTGTTGTATAATATATCTGCAAGTTTTGCTATATCAGCATCACATGAAATTACTCATGAATTATCTTCTAGTTACGCAGAAACTGCTAGTTTTGCTGTAACAGCATCACATTTATTAAATAATCCTCCGCCATTTCCATTTACTGGTGATGCTCAAATAACTGGATCATTAGTAGTATCTGGAACAGTAGAATTTAGAGGAGAAGAAGGTACTTCTACAAATGTCGTTATAGGTCCAGTATTAGGAGCAACCAGTGCAAATACTGTTGTTATAGGAAACGGAGCAGGAATTGCATTTGGGGGGCAACGAAACGTAGCTATTGGCGACTCGGCAATAATTGCTAATAATACAAGTTTTGGCA